CGAGCTTCTGTTTTTGGGATCGCACGGCCTCTAGCTGTCTTTTTAGATCGCCCTGCTTGGCCAAGACGGTGAGGCGCTCGGAACCACATTGCTGCGTCTCGGCCGCACAGGAACGGATTTGTTGGCGCAACCCCTCCACGAGGGCCTGAAACTTTTCCCTATCGGCAACGAGGTTGTCTTTTTCGATCTGAAGTTGCTGATGCTTCTGGCCGGCGGCCCGAATCGCGTTGTTACACTGAAGCTCCTGTTGATCGCGCAGCCCGATCGTGTTGCTCAGTTCCGAGACCACCTCCTGAGAGGCTGTAAGTTGTGTTGTCAGTTCTTGAAGGCGAGATTTTGACTGCGCGGCGACACCAGCGGCGGTTTGTTTCTGTTGATCGCGCAAAAGGTCCTGTTGATCGCGCAGCCTGATCGTGTTGCTCAGTGCCGAGACGGACTCCTGAGAAGCGGAGAGTTGGGTTTTCAGTTCTTGAACAGCTTTTTGATACTGATCGAGGTGAGATTGTGACTGTGCGGCGACCCCAGCACAGGTTTGTTTTTGTTCTTGTAGTTGGGATTGCGCTTGTTGGTTTAATAGCGCCAACTGTTGGTTTTGTTGCTCGTCGGCGGTGATTCGTTGTTGCACCGCCTGAATGTTCTGACTGTAGCTGAGCACCAAAGCTTCCTTCTCCTTTTGTAGTTTTTGAGCCGTCTCCAAAAGTTGATTGAATTTGGTTTTGACCTCCACATTGGCCGCGCCCGCCGCGCGGACAGACGAAGTTAGTAAGTTTTGTTTGATCTTTTGCTCTTTTAGCTTTTCTACAAGCAGAATGGCTTGCGCTTTTTGCTGCTGAAATTGGGCATTTTGCTGTTGAAGCATTTGTTTAGCGACCACTTGCGCGGCTGTTAGATCCCTCAGTTGTACCTGGAGGTTTGAAATATGTGCCGTCTTGTTCGTCATGTCTTTCTTGCACTGAGCATACTCGGCGTTGATGGTGTCGAGAGTGTGCTGCTGACCCTGGATGGTCAATCCGCTGGCGCTTAACCTCTTTTGCAGTTCCAGGTTTTGGGCGCGAAGTTCTTGGTTCTGGGAAAGAGTGGTTTCATACAAGTCCTGAAGTTTGGCGTAACTGTTTTGGAGTTCCTTGCGAGCGCTCTGGAAAGTTGTCACTTGCGACTGCAAACGTTCGGAGCTCTGTTTTTCGCTGGCAAGCGCTCGGAGACACTTTTGATTTTCTCTTTGTAGCGCCGCGTAGTTGCCTTCGCTATTTTGGTTTTCTCTGGCTTGCTGTTCCAGGTTGGCCCTCAGAGCAGCCTCCTTGTCCTTGTGCTCTGCCGTCGACTGGTTTAGTTGTGCGGCCAAAATTTCGAGGTTGTTTTCTTGGGTGGCTGATTGGCTCTTCGACTGGTTTAGTTGTGCGGCCAAAATTTCGAGGTTGTTTTCTTGGGTGGCTGATTGGCTCTTCGACTGGTTTAGTTGTGCGGCCAAAACTTCGAGGTTGTTTTCTTGGGTGGCTGATTGGCTCTTCGACTGGTTTAGTTGTGCTACGACAACATTGTGGTCGGCGGAGAGTGCGTCTATCTGCGACTTTTGTTGGTTTGTTTTTTTTGCGTTCTGTTCGGCCTGGTCACGGAGTTGACCTTGCTGGGATTCTGACTTGTTGAGAGCAGCTTCGAGTTGGCTTTGCACCTCTTTCAGGTTTGTGTTTTCTTGTACCAGAGTGGTCACCTGTTGGTCTGCGGAAGTCTTTTGTAGCGTTGCCTTTTCGTTTTGTTTTGTCAATTGAGCTTGGAGTGCGTTGTTGGCTTCGGACATCTGTTTCAAACCTTGATAGAGCTGATTTACATCTTGAACGGTCTTTGTGGCCAGGAGTGTTGGGCCTTGACCGTGAGCACTAGGTTTTGGAGTTGTAATAAGAGGAGACGCTTCCACAGGTGTTGGAGAAGGAGTTTGCGTTGCAAAAAAAGTTGCGAATATTTTCTCCCCGACATCCGGACTAAACACCTGGGCGATCTCCTCGACTTTGCGGTAAGGTTTACTAGGATCCAATGTCGCACTCAACGCAAAAGCCTGTTTTGCACAGTTTAATGCGCGTACGTTGTCGACGCCGAGTGGATCCGTTTCTGACCAATTGTCAACGGCGCAGCGCCACCATTGCTCGAGGCTGACAGATGTCGGCGTGTCCGTGGACTGTGTTGGACTTTTGGACTGTTTCATTGACATGCTTTTTAAACAAAGAGAGAGATTTCTAATCGGTGTGATGGTGACTTTTTTCCACAGATGCGATCGTCTTTCCCGTTTTTTGGAACCCTTGTTGTGGTTGGCTCCTGCCTCTTTTGCCCCTTGCGTAGCGCTTGGCCATTCTCCAGAAACAATCCTTCCCGATGCGAAAGGCTGGGATAGAAGTATCGGCTTTGTACCAGAAGACACAATCCTCAATATTGCTGGAAGACACGCGATTGTCGAGGACCAGACATTCGAAATTGTTGGTGCAGCTCTCGAGAACAAGGGAGAAATCGGAGAGGTTTTCGAAGACGCCGAAGAATTCTTTCCATAATCGTTGGCGCTTGGCTACGATGTTCTCCTTCAGGGCGAAAACGTAATCGACCTGCCCGCGGAGAGCTGTGGGAATGTCCATGAGGTACTGCACAGCCATAAAGAAGGCAAAGTGTAGATGGCGACCGTTCATGAATATTTCTCTGATGGACTTGGATTTGAGACACTTGGTGTCGTACATGCAATCGTCGAGAATGCACAGAAAGGACCTGTAGGTTTCGGCATCCACCAAATCTCGGGCAATGTTCACCCATTGGTCGATCGTACCCTGCCTGTATTCAGAGTAGATGAATGGCCCTGGGATGTGGCTTTTCAGATCCTTCCGTGTCTCGTAGGTGGGGGAGAAGGCGATGGCCATATCATAGTTGTGTGCCAGGCGGCTGATGATGTCTAGCAAAAGAGTTGATTTTCCTGTCCCCTTCTTACCCAGCATCACAACATTGCATCGGTAGTTCATAGTGGAAGGGTCGAACTTGCGAATTTGTGCCTTTTTCTTTAATAGGGACTGTGCCATTTTCTTTGTTATTTCCTAGTTATATGTTGAAGAACCTAAACGCCGATATATTTTACCCATTGTGATTCCAAGGCTCACAGAGCGGCACCATACCCTTCATCATAAATAAAGAAACTAAGCAAAATAAGAACAACCATGCACCAAACTTACACACCCATGCTTGGCTCGATTGCTGTCTCGAAACAGCCAGACAAATCCATCACCGACCAAAAGGACGAACAGATCATCTCGATCTGCCGTGTTCTTTCGCAAATTAAACACATCAGCGTAACGCCTGAAAAGCTCAAGAGAGAGTGCTTACTGGAATCACAGAAGGAAGCGCTCATCAAACACAGTTCCGAGGTGGTCCATCATTCGATCAGCGACGCGCTGTCCAAACTTCGAGTCCCCATCACAAGAAACAGCGCCTCTCCTCCGAATATGATTGCCGGGAATGAACCCATACCCGAACTGACCGTGAACAACATCTCTTCGCCATCTGAGGTGACGGCCCACATCTCAAGATTTTATGTGAAGAATTCTNGCACAAAAACCAGGACAACCAGGACAACCAGCACAACCAGAACAATTCATTTCATACACAAATAAACATTTTATTAATTTCAAAGACGAGGAAGGTCAGACCCACTTGTCAGATTATTTTTCTTGGCGATTTTCGAGATAGTGAGCTATCGATCGTTTCTGAATGGTGCACATGCGATCAAGAGCAACGCTCATTAGCAAGGTAGGCAGGCACCCGCCAGGATCGATCCAGGTGGTAGACAAAACATTGAGAAACGAGTTTTGAAGGCGCACTCGCAGGCACGTCCACTCGATGTTTGCCTGAACGGTGCGACCACCGGGAAGGCTCTCGTGGGGTACACTGCAGCCAAACATATAGTGGGTGGCGCCTTCCGAACCCATTGTCATGAAGATATTGCTTTCGCGATTGGACATAAGAAATGGCATTTTGTGGATTTGCTTGATGACCTTGGTGCCACATCCGTCTGTGGTGCGACATCCGTCTGTGGTGCGACATCCGTCTGTGGTGCGACATCCGTCTGTGGTGCGACATCCGTCTGTGGTGTCAAAGGTTGCGCAGGATTTATGTGTTTCGAAAGTCAGGAGAGACTTGTCAATTTCTCTCCACTGATTGTCAGTGATCGCAAAAATGAACTGGATAAAATCCACGGCGGGATCTACGATCTTCGGGGGCCGGAAGATCACTTCGGACTGAAAAACAAACACCTCGGAGAACGGTGAACCGATAGGTTCCCTAAGTTTAAAAAGACGACCAAGGTGTCCATTTTCATAATTTCGGACGCGATCCCACAGCGGTGGATTGTCCACAAAATTTTTGTATTTGTAGAATTTTGATCGGATGTCCCAGGGGGGGGACTGGTGCAAGGCGCTGCAGCTATCCAAAATAAGAGTATTATCAGGCATCGAACTTCTGACAGAGTCAAAGATGCTGTCGATGCTCATCAAAGAGAGATCATCGGTCTTTGAATCCATTGATTTCTCCGGTGTTATGGGATCTGTTCTTGGGAACTCCTCTCTTGTCGGGTCTTCACGGTGATCGGGTTTTGTGGGGTCTTCGCGGTGATCGGGTTTTGTGGGGTCTTCACGGTGATCGGGTTTTGTGGGGTCTTTACGGTGATCGGGTTTTGTGGGGTCTTTACGGTGATTGGGTTTTGTGGGGTCTTCACGGTGATCGGGTTTTGTGGGGTATTCGCGGTGATCGGGTTTTGTGGGGTCTTTACGGTGATTGGGTTTTGTGGGGTCTTCACCGTCGAAAAAAACAGGGTCTTGATGTGCTGTGTCTACACCAAAATCAATTCCGTCCAGAAACACAAACTCTTCGACCTGCTCATCCACAAACTGTTCGACTTCATACACGTCCTGTAAAGAGATTGCGGGAAACTGGTTCGGATTTTGAAATAACACGGATAGCTGGTGAAGGACATGTTGGAATCTGCCGAAAATAGACCAAGCGCCGCCAAACCAAAAGTAGAAATACGAGTCATTGCGGGGGTTGGTTGCGTATGGGTTCATTACAGTGGCGTTTTTTTGGTCCACAACCGTCGTTACGTGTGGGTTGGTTGCGTATGGGTTCATTACAGTGGCGTTTTTTTGGTCCACAACCGCCGTTGCGTGTGGGTTGGTATTCATTTACCTTTTTTTATTGCAGAATTAAAGATTTGTGACCCACGGAAGAGTTTCTGTGGGTGAATCTGTTTTTTTTTTACTTTAACCCGAGACTCAGTTTTACACTTTTTACACTTTTTATTATTTTGTGCGTGTGTTGTGTAGGTGCTATTCCAAATCATGTCCAATCCCCGCGTAGCATTTCTTATCGAGCAGGTCAATCAACAGGCGCTTTTATCGATTATGGAAAGATATCATATTTCGCGTCTCCTTTCCCTACCTCCGGAACTCCGACTGATGATAGCATCGTTTTTGGAGGTCCGAGGTCTTGCGTGTCTGGCCATCACGTGCAACCTGGCCTGGAGAGAAACGAAACCTTTGTTCGAGGAGCGACGGAAATGGATACCACCATGGGGATCGATGAAGACAGAAGATATGTCGGAAGAAGATATTCGACCTTCTTGTTGTTTGGGTGGTTATGGCAGCGAGGGTTATTAAAGTTTGTCACATCAGCGCCGTGAATAATAAATTGGTTTATTTTTCACACCCGTTCGCACCTCAAACAAATCCCCTCTGCTTGGATCGACCCTACGAAACACTCGCACTTGCCTTCTCCCACGCAGAGATTTTGCATGCACTCGGGAAAGTTTCTTTAAGGCCGTCGAAGCAGAACTTAAAGTGCCGGCAATCGAGAGCAAAACAGTAGCCGCACGTATCACTGTTGCACACGGGACAGGTTTTCGCGGATGGGTTCAAGTGCACACGACGCTTTGTTCCAATGATATAGTTGTCACAACAGGTGCATTCGAGGTGTTGTGAAAGGCCACGGACTCGTAAAGTTCGAGATCTTGCTGATAAAAATCCAGAAGCTTTTTCTTCAGATCGCTTCGCACATTGATCAGCTTCTGGAGCTTGTAGACGGCGGTCTTGGAAGACTGGTTGTGATGTATGGGGGACTTTTGAAACATGTTTAAGCAGAACTTGTCCAGATCTTCCAAGCGGACCCAGTCTGTCACCTGATCGAAGTCGCGACGCCCGGCGAATTTGTTCTGGACCGTTGCGGAAGGACCAAGAAAATCCATCATCTTCTGGAGATGTGTGTCGAAAGGGCCACGATCGCATACCTCGTGCACGGTGCGAATAAAGGCGGACTCTAGAGGCCATTTCTTGAAGGATCGTACAAACTGCGGACTGAGTCTACGAGTTCGATAGATGCGCCTCAACCCCTTTCTGCGAAGTGTAAGAAAACCGCTGATGAACCTCGACAAAGGTTCTCGTACAATACAGATGATCGGAGCGGTACCAGGTATCCGAGACATTGGTACGCGTTTGCAGTTTAAGAATTTCAGCATGCTGGTCATGCCGCACTTGGTGATGTGGTAAAAAACCATCTCGTTTATGGGGCTGTAAAATTCGGACGTTTGCATTTCGGGTTGAAAGAAAAAAGCACGTGCGCCCTTCTTGGCCACCTGCTGGTTCTCCTTGGTGGTCACGTGGCGGCGTCGCGGTCTCATTTGGTTTTATAGTAGGTGGTATTATGGTACACGTTGGCTAGTGTCGTGGCACTCGAATGTGACGAGGATGAGTATGACAAGGGTGGAGGCGGACCTGGGTTCTTTTATGTCTTGTACTCCGTGTGTAAATAACGCGTACAGGTGTCACCCGGGCAGTTTTCATCCTGTAAACCCACACATTGAAAGCAAGTGTATACTGCGCACACAACGCACCGGGTCATCTGGCGGTTCCTAGGAGAGATGTTCCGGTGCCCGCAGACGAAGCACTGGATAGTTGGGGTGGGTTGGGTCGACGCCACGAACTGCACCGCATTTTTCGAGGGGTGCATACGGTTCGCGGACTGTGTGGGGGCGATGCGAACCCTATTTGGCAGCAGCGCGTTTTGTAATCTGGCATCCCAGCTCTGCCATCGTTGTGCCACAGTCATGTAATGCACAAGGAAGACGTCCAGAGGGGCAAATCTAAACTCCAATACTACCTGCTCTATGGCATCCCCGATCCACTCTTGCGGAACACCAAAGGCGCCTCCCCCAAGGACAGTCAAATAAACCTTTGTGCGCACTCCAGGATCTTGTTGGTCAGATTTACAGAGGGCCGCCTGTAGCGTGGTTCTATAGGCCCCAACCAAAATGAGCCTTGCGAGAGGTTCCCACAAAGGAAGGGCAAAGTTCGTGTAAGCGATAGGAACGGCCGCACAAAAGATCTGTGTAACCGTGTGGGCTGGTTTAGGGCGCCCCCCTGATGCAGATATATACACGGGGGTGTCCCAGTGAATGCCTACTTGAAGCTGATTTTGCGCATCCAAATAGCGATTGGAATAAGGTTTATCGATCACTTGGGCAAACTCGCGGAGAGCCTCATCACTGGTCGGTATGAGATATCCATTGTTCATATCCCAGTATCTCTTCTCATAATTGTTCACTAGTCGTTCCAAGGCACTCATCGTGTTGATTTGTGAGTCGGGCGACTGGGCAAAGTAGTTGCGAAAAAGGGTTGCGGCAGGGCAGGAGAGCGCACAGGCGGGTCCCTGACTGCGATCAGTTACGTAGCGGGTGATCCCGTGCCTCGGGCTTATTTCAGGACTCGTCATTTCCAGACAATTGAATTGCGAGGCCACCTGAAACACAGCACCGCGATTCGCCGAGTCTGCAAAGAGTGTCCTGACATCACATGCTAAATTTTTAAATACCAGTTGATTGCAAAGTGGTGCAGACCCAGCCAACATTTTTCGTCTCCTGGCAAGATCGGAAAATGAAAGGACTTCCCAAGAACCAACTACAAATTGTTCATCAGTTTGTCGATCGACAAGGGTGTTGGTCCGATCTGTCACGAGACGGAAACGTGCCGTGGTGGCCTCGTATCTCTCCTCTTCGAAACCAAAGACTTGTGCAAACCAAGACATATATTTTGAAGCAAGTAGGAAACTACGAATTTCCCATGTCCGCGGTTATTATCATTGCCGCTCTGCGAGGTGCGAAAATACTCGCAACAAAGTAAAGCTACAACCTTGGCTGCGAATGAGCTTTACTTGCAGTAAACGTTTTAAGTTTATATGCAGATTCAGAAGAGGAAAGAAGTAGGTCTGTGGACTGGATATGAAACAGATGAGGAAGAAGAAGAGGAAGAAGAAGTGGAAGAAGAAGAGAAAGAAGAGGGAGACCATTACACCTCCCAAAACCAGCTGTATAACAAAGTTTCTCCATAATGGTTTCTTCCAGGGCAAGTATATCGCACCAAACAACCATCCTTTGGATAGTCTTGTTCCTCAAATCCCTCTTCTTCTAGCCATGCAATTATTTTTCTTTCCATGTTCAAAACACCATCCCTTTTGGCGTCAAGGTCCTTTCGAATATAACCAGTTATCCTCTTCAATCCATTCTTGTCCCAAAGGTGTGGGTTATGGTCATCTGTTGTTAAATACGAGTGGTTATCATGCTTCAGCCAATATGAAGAGACCAAGGTCTCTTCCGGGATTGGGAGGTTAGGAGTGCAGCTGCAACGCCCATTCCTTTTTATATAAGATATTTATCCTTTGAG